TGCGGCACCGTCTACATACACAATCGGGTCATTCGCAGGACTGCCTGAATCGTAGGTGACAGCGATATGATGCCAGCCGTTTAAAATAGCTGTCAACACGTCGCTGGTCGTTGACCATATACCGTCAGTGGGCGTGAAATTCTGCCTGAATTGCAACTTTCCAGACCCTAACGTAAACCAATACCACCCGACTCCATTCCCATACTTCGACAGAATGGGGCAGTTTATAGTCGTTGTCAGATACACCCATGCCGCCAGTGTTTTTTGCTGCAGGTTGGCAAGACGTGCTGGGGTGCCGTAGTCTATCGCGTTGCGGCTTGGGTGCACCATACTAAATCGGACTGCGATGGGTGTCAGTGTCACAACTTCCTGCACTATCCAAGAGAAGGTAATGATGCCTCCAGGGGTGATCTTCCACTTCAGTCCCTGGACAAAAAAGTTATCGTCAATAGGAGGCTTTGTGCATTGGATCCTGACCAATGAGCCAATATCGATGTGTAGGAAGGATTTCATTTTTTCATCTGACTCATTCGCATTGAAGTACGCCTTGAGCACAACAGTCCGAGGATCCTTTTCGATATCCACGATCTTAGCTGCTTCAACGGTGGCCATATCTGTGCTTTGTTGGTACGTTTGGTGAACGGTGAGAGACTTGGGACCAAATGTCTCCTTGGAAGCTGCATCCTCGGCAAGAACGTCGATCGGGTTGTATCGGCGCAGTCCATAGCCGCGCTGTTGAAAGAATGTGATGTATCCGGCAGATCCGGTATTGACAACAGTATATTTGGCACCATCGGAAGAGAAACTGGGAGTGATAATGATGTTCGCAGAAAGATCAGTACCAGTCCCATCCTCGTTGGCAAACATCAGATAATCAGTCGTGATGACCGGGACTACCATATTCATCCCGGAAATCCGGCTGCCCCCCGTCGGGTCGCTGAAGTACGCGGTGAACTCAATCGTTCCCAGTTCTGGCACAAAGATCGGGAAGCCCAGATTGAAAAGCACTTGCAATGTAATATCCACCACTCTTGGGTATACAGTGAACGCTGCCTCATTTAGTAAGTGCCTCCCATAGATGACGTCCAAATCTTCAAACGTGTTTACATAGATGGCTTGTGAGGTCCTGTTCAAAAGGATCTTGCCGCCATCGCTTTTCAGGAGATGTCCTCCGTCGCTTTTAAGAAGATCACTACCATCACTAGCTAATGGAAGTATAGAAAGTTGTGGATTCTTACGAGCTTCATTGGCTTCAATTCTCAGACGTTCGCCTCCCTGATCCATATAACCATAGCCCCATTCACTGAGCACTAAATTATTCAGCTCCTGGTAGATCTTAGTGTTCTTTGTGGCTGCATCAAACACCACAGGGAATAGCTGCAATCCGGCATCCAAGGATAGAAAAAGAGGTTGAATAGGAGCTGTTGCAAGTAACTCAGTAACCGCTTCCCTGATCGGTCTATTTGTTGCAACGGGTTGTTCTCTTACAACTTGGTCGGTTGCAAATTGCAGCCAATCTGTTGCTGTAACCCTGATACGTTGGGTTCCCCATATTCCAACGTCCGGATCCATATCTTCGATAGAACCATAGAATTTGGTCTTGGTGACTCCCGCATAGGTGACTTCTACTTTTATTTCAGCACCCTTTCTAAACGCGCTCGAAGGAGTGTATGTACCAGACTCGTTGTTGAGAGCGAAGGTCATCCGTCCTGGAGACGCCAAACGGTTAGTGTATGCTGAATCGTGCATGCCCATCTCTCCGTCAAGATCACTGACAACCTTGGAGGAAATGTCCGTCCAGACAGAGTTGATTTTCGCCCAGATGACGACTGAATCGGGATAGACGTTCATCCTATGACCTTTTGCAGTTCGGCTGGAAGGATCCGTGCCAAAACCGTAGCAAACTCATTGATATCCTCACGGCGCAAGCGCACTACCGATTCACCCTGCAGGGCATCGACACGACCACTCATATTGGGGGTGAAGACTTCTGGTCTGAAGAACTCGGCCACGTTATACGGCTGACCCGCAATTACCGGTCCACCAGAGGCTCTGCGCTGTGTCCCTGCGCCGCTGATGGGAGTTCGTGTGCCAGTGCTCCCTTTCCCACTGCTGCCTGGCCAATTTGGCATCCAATCCGGCAACTCAGGCATGTGGATACTAATGCTGAAGGATGTCATGATCTTTTTCAGGACGGAGTTGACTGCTGCGACGATGGTGCCGACCTCTGCTATCAGTCTGCCTTTCGAATCGCTGAAACCCTGCGCCGCCTGGTTCACCCAGCCCTGGGCGCGGTTGTAGAACTCCTTGGCAATATTGGTAAGTGCGTTTTGGATGGTTATAAAAAGACCGGCCATGGCTGCGCTTATTCTGGATTGCATAGTTGCTGCCCATGTTTGAATAGCGGTAACAGTATTGAGGGACCACGTTTGAACCGTTGTCACAACTCCGGCTGCCCAATTTGCGAAGATGGCATCAGCATCAAAGCTCCAATCTCGTACAATTGCATTGGCATCAAAGCTCCAGTTCGCGATTTTTGAAATGCTTTCTTCTCCAAACACCCCAGAGAGAAAATCTTGTACCGCCGCGCTTATCGCCGAACCGGTTGCAGTCGCTTCAATCGGCGGCGCGCCGGCAAGCATATTCGCATCCCACGAGCCATTCCAGAATGCCAAGAACCCTTTCTTGAACGACTCACCCGCGGCAATCCAATTCACCCCCTCTATCATTTCCGCCGTTTTGGTATCTATCTTGGTGCCGATTTCTTCCCAACCCACGTCTCCAAGTGCTGTTAGAATTGCCTGAACTAAATGCTGTGCGCCGATCAATGCTTTGGACTTGAAGCTCTCACCCGTGCCAATGCCCTCAATCCAAGAGACAATATTCTCCGTTAGTTGTTCAGGCCCACCACTTGACACCCAATTATTCACAGAATCCCCCAACCCCTTTAGATAAACGCCAATGGTGGTATCAGCCCAATCCGCAATCTTGCTTAGATCAAACTTCTGCGGATTTGAAATCAACTCAAGGAACCCTTCCAGCGCCGGCATGACTTTCTCGGTAAAGCCCACCGCCAACCCCAGACCGATCAGCTTCAACTCCTCCAGGTTGCGGTTGAACTGCTCATACCGCGCAGGTTCAATCGCCAACCCAAACCGCTCAACCTTCTCAGTGACCTTATCCAACCCACCTTCCGCCGCAAGGGTATCGAAGAAGTCAATCATCTCCGCCCCGCCGCGGCCAAACACCTCCGTCAGAAAGTTGACCCTCTCCTGTTGTGTACCCAACTCGTTGTACTTCTTGGAAGCTTCCTCGATTAGAGCATTTGAATCCTTGAGATTCCCATTGGTATCCTTGACATTGATGCCCCAGCTTTTCAATGCCTTTCCGGTTGTATCTAATTGACCATCCGCGGTTACCAATCCTTTGCTCAAGATCACCACACTTTTGGTGAATGTACCGGTATCGACCCCTGACTTCCGCAGCACAAAGTTGAACGCTGCGGCTTCCTTGGCCGTGCCACCGATGACATCTTGAATTCCATCCAACTCCATCGCCCACTTTTCGGTTGCTTTGAACGCAAGAACTGCTCCAGCAGTAAAGCCGGCAACGATACCAGCAATACCTGCAATGCCAGCTTTGAAGGCCCCGTCAATAGTTTTCACTGGAATTTCCAATGCTTCAAGTAACATGCTTGACCTCTTTTACCACAGCCCGATATTTGGAAGTAAACGAACGGAACTCCGCGCGCTGCTGCTCTATAGTCTTGGTGACAGATGTGGCCATCATCTCTCCGAGATAATCGATCAAGAACGCTTTTTCACTCACCATTCTCTTCAGCATTTTTCCGCTCATATTGGAAATCACTGCAGCCAGCATGGCCGCCCGCGCGTCGGCGCGATCCTCGCTAAACGGATAAATCTCGAAGTACGCCTTCCACTCGTTAATCTCGCTGGCCGGCAGTGCATAAATCTCGGCAACCGTTTTGTGAAGCTCCTGAGCTAATCTGTAGTGCCAGAGTCGCTCAGGCTTTTTTTTAAGTTGTCTGCGACAGTGTAAAGACCAGAAAGCATAAGCGCCTTCTCTGCGACAGTGCGCAGCTTCTCAAATGGAATATCGACAAGTTGCTCCACATCCGCTTCTGCAAAGAGAAGATTTCCATGTTCATCGCAGGCTGACACGGAAACCAAAAAAGCTGCCAAGCGCATTGCCTGAAGGGTGCTCGCCTCATTCCCATTAGCCTTCATTGCATCAATTTGCTCGTTGAATAGAAGCATTTGGCGACCCGTCAACTCACGAACATAAATGGCTCCTACGCCATCCATTTCAATGGCCTCTCGCTTGAGATGCTTTGACGTATCTAAAAAGGCTTCGCGAGTCAGGGGGGTAGAGAATTTTCTCCTGGTCATGGCCAATCCTATGGGGTAATTACCAAAGCTCCAGTGGCGGCAATGACAACAGTGAGCTTACTAATATCTGGACTTTGCGCATCCGCTGCTTCCTTTTTGATGGATAAGTAATACCCATCAAAAGTCATCGTTTCCACACCATCGTTGATCGCCACAGAGCTAATGGTTTTCGCTAACATTTCAGCGCGGATCGTGGCAAGCACTCCATCTATAACAATCACAGATAGGGAGATGTCTCCCAGCGCAACCAACCCACTGGGGATACTTTCTGCGTAACCGCCTGAGGCATGATTAGTTGTATTTAGCTTGTCGGTGGAAAGTTCAGGAAAATCAATGACCATGCACTTACCCACTGCAACCCCGCCTTTGGTAAGGGTGCTGCCATAGTTAGAATAGGCTTCAGTAGTCATAAGTTATACTCCTTCTTGGTGCCAGATCAAAAAATCCAGCACTCTTCGATATAAACCTGGTTCAGGATCGGGAGTGTCAAACATCCCATCCAGCAGAGAGAGCTTGAAATCCGTTTTGTTTCTATCAAGGTCTGATCGTATGCTTCCAGCTAACGCCACACAAACCTCATATTTCTCGGACCACACCGAAACTTGAACACGGTTTCGATCCATTACAGGATCTTCATGCGCTCTTATTACTAAAGTTGAAATGATCTGATAAACAATAAGAGGGTAAGGTTCATTTTCAGGCGCCGTCAGCGGGAATACCTTTGCACCTCTCCCTTGCAGCAGATCCACCAGCTTTAGCTCCATACTCATGAGACACTAATCCCAGGGAATTGCGAAGATTGACCTGGAGGTCGGGTCCAACGGCTTGAACCTCTCCCAAGAGCAACATGCATTTCACCGATCATTGCCTCTGCAACCGCTTTCAAAATTTCTCGTCTATGCTGATCCAATGCTGTGCGCAAGAACGGTTGAGCGGCCATGTACCGCGTACCAAACTCAACGAACCCACTGTAGGGAGCATTCGAAACGACGTTGGATGTCTTGCTGTAATGTCTGGCTTTGATGTGGTCCCGTAGGTAGCCGGTTCGAACAGGCGCATAGTGGCGTGCAAGATCAGCGACCCTTTCCGCGGCGGCCACGGGTGCAACCCAGGGAACGCTCTCCAAAGCCTTGAGCTGAGCAATGAGCTTTGCATTCGGTTTAGCCATCAAGCACCT